TCGCGAGCTTTAGAGATATCCTGGTCGGCCGCGCGGTCAGCAGGCTCGGCCAGGCGTACATGCGCGGCGCGGGCACGCTGCCCTTGGTCCCCCGGATTTTGGCCGATCGATGGCCCGATCTATTCGCCTCCACCAAGGCCGCAAAACACGAAATCGACAGGAAAATACATCTGATCCGAAAAGGCCCACAAGTCAAGACTACCTTGTCTTGGAGTTTGGGCCTTTTCAGATTCCGCCAAAAGCGATCCAGAAAGCAGGGCGGCGCGTCGCCCTGGTCCACCGCCATCCTTGCGGCCGATACCCCGTACTTCCGGGCAAGGGTCCGCGACCTGATGGGATGCGAGATCGCTTGGGAATCGCCCGCGACCTGCGAGAGTTTCGACCCCTCTCGCGGCGAATCACCCGATTGGTTTGAGTCGCTGTTCGGAAATGGAGGAGCGCATGGCAACTCGGACCAGCACAACGATGATGGGGACCGAGCACGATGATCGCCTCGCAGCGGCTTTCCGACGGGGTGCTGCTCTTCCTGCCGCTTTGCCCCTCGACCAACGCCAGGATGCGCCCCGTCCGGATGGGCCGCCTGTGCCGGGACATCCTGACCGCCGAGGCCAGGGACTACATCCGGTCCGTCGGCCTCGCGCTCAAGCTCTGGGCGCGCTTCAAGAAGTTCCGGCCTATCGACTCCTACTGCCGGCTGGACCTGTGGTTCATCCTGCCCCGGACCAACTGCGACGCGCACAACTACGGCAAGGTCCTCTTCGACGCGATGGAAGCCGGCGGCATCGTCACCAACGACAAATACATTCTGCCGCGCGTGATGGGAGTGTGGCATGACGCGCGGACGCAAATCATCGTGAAGTTCCCGCGTTTTCCGACGAGAGCAAGCGCATGAAACGCTGTTCACATTTTGACTTGTGCATGGACTTAGGAGGGAGGCCGCGACTATAACATGAGAACTCTATATCCGATGAGAAGCTGTCGCCACTGCGACAAACGCTTTCAGGCGCTCTCGCCCAATCAGCAGATATGCCGAGACTGCCGGCCGAAGCGGCGTCGCAGGTACATGCGGGACTACCGGCGCAAGGAGCGGCGAGAGTTGAAAAAGACCTGGCAGGAGTTGGAACAGACGAATGGATAAGCCCAAGGGCGGCTCACGCCGCTATCCCCGCGAGACAATCATCAACGCGATCAAGAAGGTCCGCGGCGGGGCTTCGATGTGCTCGGTCGCAGAAGAGATCGGCACGCGGGCCAACTCGGTCAAGTATTGGATGGACCACGCCGACAACTACCTCGGGCCTGAGGACAAGAAGGCGCTGATCGCCGTCGACGGCTTAGACGATAAGACGCGCGATACGGTCTGCGGGGAAGGTTGGAGCTCGGTTATTTTTCAGTTCAAACAGTCGAAGAAGGAAACCGACGCGGCGCTCTTGCAGCAGCGCACGAACTTCATCGACAAGGTGATCCCGCATCTGTTGCGGCTCGAAAAGGCTTCCGGCGGAAGCCTCGCAAACGAGCAAAAGGAACTCATCCCCAAGGCCGACCAGGATAAGGCCATTCAGGAGATGGAGGTCATCGTCGCGCGCTTCACGCGCAATCGCGAAGAGAAGGAGGCGTCCGCAAGCCAGCGCGGGTCGCGCCCTGAAGGTGAACGAGGCGATCAGACGAGCGGCGAGGTGATCGACGTGCCGACGGAGAAACCGACGGCGGAAGGAGCAAATGAAGCAACTTCCGAGTAGACATAATCGTCCATTATGCGCAGTGTTCTCCCGACGAGGAATCGACTCCTACCAGCTCGCGCGGGCTTTGCGTAAAAATCAGGACGCCGATCGCGCACACTCCTGTCAGCGTCGCGTTTTGAACGTGAAACCTGTTTCGTATCTATATTTTTTATTCAAAACGTTTTGCCGCTTTATCCTTATTTTCACTTCAAAATTCTTTTTGAATGCCCGGACCCGGCGGCCCGCCCCATGAAGACGCACGACCGGCGGCTGACCGAGTGCTTCTACCTGGGCAAGTACGTCCTCGGATACGATGAGTTCACCGACCTTCACCTCGGCTGGTTCGACGATCTGCTCAAGCACAAGAAGCTTCTGCTGATCGCGCCACCGGGGCATCTTAAGTCCACCTGCTGCACGATCACCTATCCGCTGTTCCGGCTGACCGAGGACCGCGACATGCGGATCATGATCGTTAACGAAATCCTCGACAACTCGAAGGGCTTCCTGGCCGAGATCAAGGGGCATATCCGCGACAACGAGGCCTTCCGCGAGCGCTACGGCGACTGGAACATCGACGCGGACAAGTGGTCGGAGGAGAAAATCCAGCTCGCCCGCACCGTCATCCGCAAGGAGCCCACGATCCTGGCGGTCGGGGTCATGGGGACGCTCGTCTCGCAGCACCCGAATCTCATCATCGTAGACGACCCTTGCTCGAACCGAAACACGCAGACATCCACGCAGCGTCGCAAGATTTGGGACTGGTTCCGCCGCGACCTGGTGCCCCGCCTGGGGGATAACGGCCAGATCATCGTGGTCTCGACCCGCTGGAACCGCGACGACCTGCCAGGCCAGATCAAGAAGGACCCCGGCTATGCGGACTGGAAGGTCATCGAGCTGGCCGCCGACTGGAAGGACGCGCAGGGCGAGACCCACGCGCTCCTGCCCGAAAAGTTCACCCCCGAGAAGCTCCGCACGATCCGCGCCCAGCTCGGCACGGCCAACTACCAGTGCATCTATCGCAGTTCGCCCGAATCGGTCGAGGGCCAGGATTTCAAGGCCGCCTGGCTGGATTCCGGGCGCTTCGACAAGCAGCCCGACGACCTGACCATCTTCGCGGGCATCGACCTCGCCATCGGCAAGCGCTCGCGCAACGCCTACTTCGCCTATGCGGTGATCGGCGTCGACCTCAAGACCGGCGATGTCTGCGTGATCGACGGCTACAAGGGCCGCATCCCGTTTAACGAGCAACTGAAGGCGGCCAAGCGCATCCATCGCCATCACCACCCACGGCTGATCGTCCCGGAGGCCAATGCCTACCAGGCCGCCTTCACCGAGTCCCTGCGCACCGACCCCGATACCCGCCGCCTGCCGCTTCGGCCCCACAACACGCAGGGCGATAAGCACGCGCGGCTGCGCGGCCTGGCTCCGCTTTTCGAGGTCGGGGCGATACGGCTTCCCCGAAGCGACGCGGCCTGGGTCGAGCAGTTGGAAGAAGAGCTCCTCGGCTTCCCGGACGGCACCTTGGACCTCATGGATGCTCTGTGGCTGGCGCTTCAGGGCGTGGAGATGCAGCGCGTGGAGCCTCGGATCAGCTTCGCGGAGGACCTGTGAAAGGAGACGCTACGCTAACGAGTGCTGAAACCGATCGGCCCTGGAAGATCGAGATCGGGCAGAGCTTTTGGATACGCCTTGCCGTTATGCTTCTCCTGGATGTGCATGTCAACGCAATTTTTGTGCATGGGCTTCTTGGCACCGCACTTGCTGCACGCAAAGATATTGCCGCCCTTACCCTCGATCTCCTTGTCCTCGCAAAAGTCGTACGCACAGAGTCGGTTGAAACTCATTTTTTCCCTCCGAGAATGTCTATTTTATCATTTCCCATTCTTGCTACTTGCCCAACGGTGGTGTCCGGCTCATGAGCCTCCGCGAGCGCATCGCCAAAGCCCTCTTCGGCGAGCCCGATATCACGGCCGGGAGCGGCGGCGGCATCCACCATGTCCAGGGCTTAAGCGCCGAAGAGGCCGCAGCGGCCAAGGACCTCTTGGGCGCGCTGCGCGGCGAGGTCGAGAAGCAGGGCAAGGGCGTGCAGCCCCATACGACCTTCGGGTTGTCTGACCGGCATGGGATATTGCCGCCCATCGACTTCACCGTCTTCGATCAGATGTTCGAGCAGACGAGCTGGGTCCGCGCGGTGGTCGGCGTCATCACCAAGGCGGTGACGGCCAAGGGCTGGGGCCTGCGGCCGCTCTCCCCGGACGCCGATCCCAAAAACGCCGAGACCCTGCGGGAGTTCTTCGCCAACCCGAACCCGCAGGACACCTTCGTGGAGATCCTAGACGACATCACGCGCGACTCGTTCGTGTTCGGCAACGCCTTCACCGAGGTGGTCCGCGGACTGGGCGGCAAGCCGCGTGAGATGTGGACGCTGGACGCCCCCTCGATGCGGGTGCGCATCGACCCGCATGGCCTGATCCTGGGCTATGTCCAGGTGCCGGCGGTAGCGCTTGGCGGCAAGAGCGATGTCGCCTTCGAGCCGCGCGAGGTCATGCACAACAAGCTCGGGACCAAGGGCTCGGCGCTCTACGGGCTCTCGCCTTTGGCCTCTCTCATCTTGCCGGTGACCGTGGATAAGTTCGCGCAGATATACAACAGGGCCTTTTTCTTGAACGGCGCGAAGATACGCGGGGCCTACGTGATGAAGGACGCGACGCCCGAGCAGGTGGAGCGCAACCGCGAGTTCCTCAAGGCCCGCGCCAAGGACATGAACCTGGCCCAGGCCGACCTCGTGCTGGAGGGCCCGGTCGAGTTCAAACAAATCGGCACGACGCAGAAGGACATGGAGTTCCTGAGCCTACGCGAATTCACCAGAAACGAGATTTTGGCCGTCTATGGCGTGCCGCCCGCCATGGTCTCGATCATCGAGACGGGCAACATCGGGGCTGGCACTGGCGACACGCAGAGACAGAACTTCTATGAAGAGACCGTCGCCCCTTTCCAGCGCCGCGTAGCCGAGAAGATCACCCAGCAGATCATCAACAACGGCTTCGGCATCACGGACTGGGCCTTCGAGTTCAACCGGCGCACCATCGACGAGAAGCAGCAGGCGGATATCCTCAACATCTACTTGAGCAACGGCGTCCTGCGCCCCGAGGAGGTGCGCCCGATCGTATTGGCCGGACTGCCGCAGATCAGGAAAGCCATGGGCGTCGAAGACGACGAAATCTTCAAGGCCCTGCGCGGCCGCTCGGACACGATCACCAACGCCACGCAGGCGGTCATCAAGCTGGAGAACAGCTTCCTGACCTCGCTTAAGCAGTTGCTCGGGAGCTTCGCCAACCGAATCGAGGAACGGCTTCCCAAGCTCAAGATGCAGGATCTGGGCGACAAGCTCCGGGCCATCGCCCCCAAGTTCGAGGAATACGTCGCGGCGCACAGCATCATGCGCTTTGTGGGCTACCGCGCGCCCGAGGCGGTGAAGGCTCTTCCCGAACTGGAGGTCCTGCTCGAGGCCATCGACCAGGATCGGGTGGCTGAACTGCTGGAGCGCTTCAACCTGAGACTCGCCCGCAGGGGGCTCAAGGTTTCTTCGGCGCGCTCTCGCGTGGAGACCCCGGACGAGATCAGCGTCGAACTCGAGGAGCTGATCCGCAAGAACTCGATCGTCGTGGCCGCGAACGTCGCGACGTCCATCAAGGATTCCTTGCGGCGCGAGCTGGTCGAGGGCCTGACGCGAAATGAGACCATCCCGCAGATCCGCGACCGCATCGCGGCCAAGCTCTCGGACTTCGTCACGGTGCAGGTCAAGGGCGCGACCGACGACCGTGGCCGGGTTTTCCAGGGGCCCTACACCCGGTCCCTGTCGCGCGCGGACTCGGCCGAGATCATCGCCCGCACCGAGGCCAACCGCGCCTACAACCTGGGCACGCTCGACGCCTTGGAGCAAAACGACGTCGAGGAGGTGACCTTCCTCCTGGCGGGCGACGCGTGCCCGGCCTGCCGCGCGGTCTCGGACTCTTTGCCGGGGACCAAGATCGGCAAGAAGTTCACGCTCGATGAGGCACGGGCGGTCATCCCCGTGCATCCAAACTGCTTCCCCGCTCACGTGCCCGTCTTCACGCCGGAAGGCTGGAAGAAGATATCCCAACTCCTGGCCGGGGATAAGGTGCTGACCCATAGGCTTCGATTTCGCAAGGTCGCGCGAACCTTCACCCACGAGTACGACGGCCCCATGATCCGCCTCGCCTACCACCGCTCGGACTGGCGCGGCGATGTGGCCTGCACGCCCAATCACAGGTTCCTCACGTCGCAGGACGAATGGAAAGAGGCGCGGGAGCTTCGAGCCGGCGACGCGGTGCTCCTGCTGGCCAACCGTTGCGGCGCATGCGAGAAACCCATCCCCTACTGGCGGAGTTTCTGTTCAAAACGCTGCGTGGCGACCGCCGAATGGCGCGATCCCAAGCATAAGCGGCTGGTATCTGAGAAGGCTCGGGCACAGATGCTGCGCGAATACGCCGAAGGAACACGCGATGGCCGGGCCATCCTCCAGAAGGCACACGCCGCCGTTCGCAGAATGGTCGCCTTGGGGATTTTCCCGGAGCATCTGCGCCGCTATTGGGAGACCCATGACCGCTCGGAGGCGATGACGCCCGAAGCGAGGGAGAAGGTGCGGCAGGAGAAGATGGGAGCCAAGAACTGGATGTACGGCCGCAAGGGGCCGCTTCATCATCTGTGGCGAGGCGGCAAGGTAAAGTATCGAGGCAAGGATTGGGCCAAGACCTGCCGGGCGGTCAAGGAGCGCGACGGTTTCCGCTGCACGACGTGCGGCATAGCGGAGGACGAGTCGGCGCGGTCTTTGGGCGCGCCCCTCCAGGTCCACCACCTCATTCCCTTCCGCGTCAAACCGGTCAACGAGGCCCAATGGCTGACGACGCTGTGCCCTCGCTGCCACGCGCAGATGGAGCGGGTGACCGATCGTCTGCTCTATAACGATCTGCACGAGTACCGGACGATGGAGGTCCGTCTTGTGGAGGTGGAAAGCTTCCAGCCGAAGAGAGCCCTACGCGTCTACAACCTGGAGGTCGAGGAGGACGAGAGCTACATCGCCCGGGGGTTCGTGGCCCATAACTGCCGCTGCACGTGGATCGTAGGGGAATCGTGAGCAGCGCGGGATGGCGAGGCGGCGCTTATGATTTCGGCTGGAAGCCGATCGACTTGCGCGGCGGGTCGGGCGGTTCCATCAGCTCTCGGATGGCATCGAATACCACTCGGAATTTCGCATCGTACTTACTTTCCAGCGCGTCCAGTCGACGCGCCAGGTCTTTGTGGGAGGCCAGCATTTCTCGGAGCTTGACGAAGGCCCTCATGATGGCGATGTTGGCCTGTACCGCTCGCGTGCTGCGAAGCACGCTGGAGAGCATCGAGACACCCTCCTGGGTAAACGCATACGGTAGAAACCCGCCGAGGCTGCGTTTGGAAGGTATCACATTCTGTGATACCAAGAGATCGGCTTCTTTCTTGGAAAGCTGGAACATAAAATCGGATGGAAAACGTTCACGATTTCGCTTGATCTGTTGCCTTAAGGCAATGGCTTTAACGCCGTACAAGACCGCTAAATCCCGGTCCAGCATGACCCTATGACCACGCAGGAGATAGATACGCTGCTCAACTCCATCCGGAAGAACTAAGGATTTCATAGTCGAAAGGCAGTATAGCAAAAGCATCTTCGACAGGTAAAAACATGGAAACTCTGATAAAACTCGACCTCGCCGACTTCGGCAACATCTTCCGCAGGTCCCCGGCTGACCTCGACGACCAGGAACTGCTCGCCCTGGACTTCATCCTGCACCGCGCCTGGCAGGTCAAGCGCGAAGGCGGGCTCGTTAACCTGGGCGACAAGTCCTACAGCTTCGAGGAGTTGATCGCGCGCCACGCCCTGGCCAAGAAGGAGATGTCCGAACGAGCGTTCCGCCATCCCGTCAGCGATGAGCT